TTACATATGAGTTGAGAAGAATTAAAGAATTAATGGGGGAGGCAATCCAAGGAAGTAACGATGATATTTTAATTCCATACCTATCAACCCCTTACCCACAAATGTTAGATAGTGGGGTATTAAATCAAAACGCAGTCATCCCAAATGGGGTATTAGGTGTTAGAAATAAAAATACTGAAGGTTTTGATCCTGGAACTTATATAGGTTTTGGTGTTTTATTATCAATACTCCAACAGTTTTCTAACCAATATTCAAAGGGAATCCCCGTAATCCAATTTGATTTTAATTTTATTGATATGAGGAATGACGATAATTACATCAAAGTATACTCAGGCTTATTCTCATCAAACCCTTCTAAGATATTAATCCCCTACGGACAACTTCCTTCTAATGTGGTTGGTGAGGATAATAAACCACTAATACAACCAAAAGAAAACCAATCAAATGGGAAATCATTTAATAGAATACTATCTGAGGGGGGAGATAACTTCTTAACTGGCGACCTTAATAAGGGTAAGTTAGCTTATGTTTACCTCAGCCTCGATTACCTCTCAGAAAAATATGTAAGTAGTATTAACCCTGAAGGTAACGAAATTTTAACTTTAGATTTCTTAAAAGATGTTTTAAAAGATATAAATGATAACCTAAATAATTTAAACAATTTTAAAATATTACATAATAAAGAAAATAACAAAATCCAAATAGTTTCTGAGACTCCTATAGGGGAAACTAATAAAGAATTAACTAGAATTAACACCTTTGGAGTTACCAAAACAGAGGGCTCATTCGTAAAAAGTATAAATTTAGACTCAGAACTTTCAGATAATTATGCTACCCAAATATCAGTAGGGGCTCAAAATAATGGGTCTAATTCTCAATCAAATTCCTTATCATTTTCAACATATAATAAAGGATTAATTGATAGAATGATACCTGAAAAGAATGATGATGGTAGTATAAAAAATGATTCCCCACCAACCGGAAGTGCATCTACTATAAAAAAACCAGAAACTTGGAATGATATTTGGACTGATACAACATCAGAAATATTTCTTAATGTTTATAGGGATTATAACATAGAATCAGAAACTCTCAACTCATTAAAAGATCTAAATAATAATATCTCCAGATTTATATCGGGTGAATTAACTAAAAAAAGTTTAGCACCACCCCCAATGTTTCTTCCATTTAATTTAAAATTAACACTCCAAGGGTTAAGTGGGGTGCAAATATATAACTCATTTACAATCGATGGTAAGGTATTACCACTCTCATATAACCCTAAACAGATAGAATTAACAATAAAAAGTTTAAGCCATACTGTAGATAATAATGGGTGGGTAACTCAAATCGATACATTTTCAAGGCCGTTATTTATATATAACTCTGAAAATATAAAAGTAGAAGAAGTTCCTTATGTCTCTCTCCAAGAATTAATATATGGGGAAGATCCCCCATTTTTTATGAAAACATATAAGGGAAAAACAGAACCAGGTGGGGGTGTTTTAAGAATTTCACCAAACTCTGGAAACTACGGCCAATCTCAAAAATATAAAAAACCACCAACCCTTGCCCCATTCCAAGGTCCTACCCCAAATGCTGATATTTTAAGAAAAACCCTTTCTTCCTTAGGGTATAGGGAAAAACAGGGTGGTACAACTTATCCTGGAGGACCTCAAGGTAAGGGAGGACAACTATCTAACAGGGGGGATATAACTTTAGAAGCAGCTAATGGTTTTTCTACTTTCTTTAAAAAACTCAAAGAATTATACCCAGAAATAAGAGTAAAAGTATCGGGGGGTAACGACCTATACCACCAATCACATAGAAGTGCTCACCGTTCAGGGAAAGCTATTGATTTTACAGTAAGTGGTAAAAATGCTATCAAAAACACAAAACAACTCCTCCAACAATTTAGTGTGGGTAGTGGGGGAACCCTCAGATATTTCGATGAATATATAAATAAAACAAAGAACACTGATGGTAAACATTATCACACATCTATAGGTTTTATTGAATCTAAAGGTACTTATTCAAACTCACAAACCTTAGTAAAGAAGAAAAAACTACCAGTATATAACATAAAATAAACTAAACAATGTATTTTCCCAAAAATAAAATAATTACTAACCTATACACGGCAGGCTCAGTTACAAGTTCTCCCCTTACAGACATTGAAAATGATACTCCCCTAATAAACACAGAAACAGGGGAAGTTTATATAGGTTATTATTGGAAAGATTATCAAGGAAGATTTTATACAGGTAAAACTCCAAACGATTCACCAACAATTCCATTAATCCTTCAAAAACCACCAGAAAAAACCACACCCCAAAACCCACAACATATACCTCTATCTCAATACTATTCACCACAGGAAGGTGTAGATTATAACCCCTCAATGTTGTATGAATATACAACATCTAATAATATAAACATTGAAGTTTTAAAAACCATCCCAACCCAATCATACCCAACCCCAACAGAAAACGATTATAGAGTAGGAAATTTTAAAAGATATTTTTGTGTAAAGGCAAACGAAAACTCATACCTTGAATTAGATAAAAAAACACACGATAAATTATCATCCAAAAATTCAAATTGGGCCTACGAGTTATATATTCCATTCTACATTACATGGTATATAACAGGTGAAGAATCTCAAGTTGAGAGTACCAATAAAAATTTAGTTATAATTTATGAACAAAGATCCAATAGGAAAGGTTTTAAAGAATTTCTAAGAGAAAATTACACAAAATACTACACACCATAATAGGTAAAAATTAAAATAATTTGGCTCCCATTGGGAGCTTTTTTATATTTACAACAAAATAAAAGTTATGTATTGGTTAATAGAATCTGAAGAACAACTCCAAACCTTAGAGAAAATCAAATACGAAGATGTATTTGTAGAGATAATCCCTCTATCAAACACAATCCACCCTGTAGAAAATTCAATTTGCTCTCTTTATATTCGACCGTTAAAATCCACAAAAGGCTTTATGGTCACCACCTCCCATAGTGAAACGTTATCCGTTGATATTAACAGTATAGTACGCGTATTAAACACATTTAAAACCATATACGTTAGGGATAAAAAGGAATTTTTACATTATCTTATTTTAAAAAACCTTTATGACATAACACTAACCCAACCTCCATATATACAAAGCTATACCCAGACTCACTCCCACTTCTATAAATTATTCCCTAATAAAAAAAATATAAACCGTATTATACCAATTGTTAAACACTATGAATATTGTGAGAAAACATTTGAAACACTAAAACCAAGAATAAATGAACCAATCAACAACTTTTACAACAACAAAGCCACAGTGGTATTCAACGCCATCGAACGAAATGGTATACGAATTGATAGAAAAGAATTTGAACCGCGTTTTCATAATGTCGATTCCGATTACGTCTACGGACAATTCAATTTCAAAACCCTCACAACAAGACCCTCAAACAGATTTAAAGGAGTAAATTATGCAGCAATTAATAAAGAAAACGGAGACAGAAAACCAATCATCCCTAACAATGATTTCCTTTTTGAGTTGGACATTAGTGCCTATCATCCTACTCTTTTGTCTCATTTGGTGGGTTACGAGTTTGACGATGGAGATATTCATCAAAACTTTGCGGATATGTACAAAGTGGATTACCAAAAAGCAAAAGAATTAACATTCAAACAACTATATGGTGGGGTTTTTGAACAATATAAAGACCTGGAATTTTTTAAGAAAGTACAAAAATATACGGATGAGTTGTGGGCTCAATTTAAAGGGGAGGGGTATGTGGAATGTCCTATTTCAAAGCACATATATAGGGATGATGAGTTGCAAGATATGAAACCCCAAAAGTTGTTGAATTATATTTTACAAGCAACTGAAACATCTACAAATGTGCTTATATTGTGGGAAATGTTTAAATTATTAAAAGGGTGTAAAACCAAACTAATATTATATACATACGATTCATTTACATTTGATGTGGATAAAAGCGAAAAGGAAACAATAAAAAAAATAATAGATATCTTCGAAGGATTTAAACTGAAGGTGAAAATGGTAAGCGGTAGTAATTATGGGGAGATGAATTAAACTCTCACATATAATTTGGAGAAGCCAAAACCCATTCGTATATTATGGGAAATGATAAAGACAAAAAAAAAACAATATTTAATTATGAGTCAACAGATTACTTTACAAAACCCCCCGCATATGTATAAGGTGGATGATTTCCATGAATCGTCTATCACCAATACAATAGATTTGAATAATAGATTACTTTGTACCTTTACTACTAAAGAAGACCTTAATGGGTTATTAGACAGTATTACTTCAAAGTACGATATATTATATAATAAAATCTTTGTATTACATATCAAGAGTAACGATGAATATGTTTGCACCTACAATATCGATCAAGATAATGTAAGTTCAATTCCCTCTAATACCATATTAGTACACAGGAAAAAAGATTCAAATACTCTATATACAATTAATGCCTTAAATGAACTTATAAAGACATTAAACGGTGGGGTTGTGAATACAAGATTCCCAATTGACTGGCAACATTATAGAAACACAATAATGTTAACCCAGAACAACGAGTTAAAACAATTGAGAACTAAGATCTATAAAATCATAGAACTTTAATAAACTCTTCAAAATTAGTTTGGATACCCGACCTAATTTTCGTATATTTACATCAATAAATTATTAACCAAAAAACAGTTATATTATGGACTTAAACGTCATTAAACAACGCTTGGAAAACATGAACAAGCAAACATCAAAATCTGGGGGTGGGGAGAAGAAGAATCTTTTCTGGAAACCAACAGTAGGAAAACAAATTATTAGAGTTGTACCTAATAAATTTAACAAACAGAACCCATTTACTGAAATGATGTTCTATTATGGAATTGGGGAAAGAGTAATTGCCTCACCTGCTAACTGGGGAGAGAAAGACCCAATAATGGAATTTGTCCAAAAACTAAGACAAACATCAGATAAAGAAAATTGGAGATTAGCTAAGAAGTTAGAAGCTAAAGTAAGAACATTCGCCCCGGTATTAGTGAGGGGAATGGAAGGTGAAGGAGTTAAATTGTGGCAGTTTGGATCTATGGTTTACCAAGAATTCTTAAATATGGCCACAGATGACGAAATCGGAGATTATACCGATGTATCAAGTGGTAGGGATATTAAATTAACAACTGTAGGACCTGAAGTAACAGGTACAACATATAATAAAACTACATTATCACCATCCATGAAAGTATCCCCTATATCTGGAGATATTGCTGAGGTTGAAAAATATTTAGAAGAACAAGTAGATCCTAAAACCGTATTCAAAAAGTTCACTTATGACGAAATTAAAGCTGCTTTGCAGAAATTTGTTGCTCCTGAGGATGAACTAGAAGAAGATAGTATTACATCTGAAACACCCGTCAACTTCGAAAATGACCCAGTTAAATCAAACTATTCATTAAATGTAAAACCTAAAGAAACCAAGGGTGACAAATTTGATTCTTTATTTGATGAAGACCTAGCTGATGATTTACCATTTTAATTAAATACACAACATGGCAAAAAAGAAAAACTCAAAAACATTACAGGAAGCAGTTTCTGCCGAAATCCGTTCTAAGTTCAATTTAGATAGTTTTAAAGATAAAAAAGGTTTATCATCCAAATCCAAATTTAAGGAACAACAATGGATACCACTATCCCCGGCCTACCAAGAGGTAACATCAACTCCTGGTATTCCAATGGGTCATATAGTCTTATTAAGAGGACATTCAGATACAGGAAAAACAACCGCACTACTTGAAGCAGCGGTTGAAGCACAGAAGAGAGGTATTTTACCTGTTTTTATTATCACAGAGATGAAATGGAACTGGGAACATGCAATTCAGATGGGGCTAGAAGTAAATGAAGTAATAGATGAAAAAACCGGAGATGTTATAGATTATAATGGTAATTTCATCTATGTAGATAGAGAAAGTATACATACTATAGAAGATGTAGCAACATTCATTCTAGACTTAATTGATGACCAGAAAAAAGGTGATTTACCTTATGATTTATTATTTCTATGGGATTCAATAGGGTCAGTACCGTGTGAAATGTCTATAAAATCAAACAAAAACAATAACGAGTGGAATGCAGGTGCTATGTCTACCCAATTTGGGAATAACGTAAACCAACGTATGGTACTTTCAAGAAAAGAATCTTCACCTTATACAAATACATTAGTTTGTATTAATAAAGTGTGGACAGCCAAAGCAGATTCACCTATGGGGAAACCTAAACTAATGAATAAAGGTGGTTTTGCTATGTGGTTTGATTCAACATTTGTTGTAACATTTGGAAATATTATGAATGCTGGAACCTCTAAAATTAAAGCTATTAAAGGTGGTAAGCAGGTAGAATTTGCTAAACGTGTTAATGTTCAAATTGATAAAAATCACATTAATGGTATGACTACTAGGGGGAAGATTGTTATGACACCTCATGGTTTTATTTTAGATAATGATAAAGATCTGAAAAAGTACAAAGACGACCACACTGAAGAATGGGTTAAAATTCTAGGAGGTGGAGATTTTAACATTGTTGATGAAGAAAATAACGATGACGATATTACTTCATTTACAAAAGAACCGTAACAAAAACTAAAATATGAGAAATAAAGACTTACTTAACCTCCTGAACGATGTCCAGGAGGAAGGAAACGATACTGTAGAAAGTAAAAGAGTACTAGTTATAGATGGGTTAAATCTATTTTTTAGGAACTTTGCAATGCTTAATATGGTGAACCCCGAAGGGGTTCATATAGGGGGGTTAGGTGGATTCTTTAGATCTTTAGGAGCTCTAATCCGTCAAACCGACCCAACAGAAGTCATAGTTGTGTTTGACGGGGTAGGTTCTTCTGCTAATAGGAAGAACTTAGTACCTGAATATAAATCCAACAGAAATCTTCAACGTATCACAAATTGGGATACTTTTGACGATATGGATGAAGAACAAGATTCTAAAATAGATCAAATAGTTAGAATAATTCAATATTTGAAAACCCTTCCAGTAAAAACCATAGCTATAGACAAAACAGAAGCCGATGATATAATTGCATATTTAGGTTCCATAATTCCCGAAAAACCAGAAGATAAGATTATTATAGTTTCATCAGATAAGGATTTCCTACAACTGGTAAATGAGAATGTTTTAGTGTATAGACCCATAGAAAAAGAATACTACAATGAGGATACCATAAAGGAAAAGTTCAACATATCTCCACACAATTTTATAATATATAAAACGTTATTAGGTGATAGTTCTGATAAGGTTAAGGGTATAAAGGGTTTAGGTGAAAAAGGATTATATAAGAAATTCCCTGAAATTACCGAAAAGGACCTTACACTAGATGATATCCATTCAATATGTGAGTCTAAATTTAAAGACCATTTAGTCTATGCCAGGGTAATCCAAAATATCGAAGAGTTAGAAAAAAACTACAAAATTATGGATTTAAGTAATCCAATGTTAACAGATAGAGACAAAGAACAATTAAAAACATTTGTCTTATCCGAAAAAACACATTATCTTCCCGAGCAGTTTTTAGCAATGTATAAGAAAGATCAGCTAGGGTCAATAATTCGAAATGTAGAATATTGGATAGGAGATGTTTTTAGTAGGTTTGAACAAAAGTAAAAAAAAATAAGTTTTAATAAATAAGTTTTAATAAATAAGTTTTAATAAATAAGTTATAAATGACATTAAATTCGTTAGCCACCTACGGCCC